AGTTAGATCAAGGTCAAGCCACAGTTTTAATATCTGTTGGTTTTCAATATGGTAGTTATAAAAGAACTCCATCGTTTATTAAATATGCAACCGATGGAAACTGGGATGCAGTCTATGAAGAACTCCAGGAGTTTGGTGACACTTACCCTACCAGGAGAAACAAAGAAGCAGAGTATTTAAAAAACTATGGCACAATTTAGTATATTTGTAGATAAAAGAGATTCTAATAGAAACGATCCTTTTAATCAAAAGACAGCTCTGCGTATCAGAGAAGATGAAGAAATAAATAAAACAGCACTAGATTTACAAACAGATTTTTATAATTCTATTTCAAGAATACAAAATACAGCGGAAGATGATGATAAGGTAAGACAAGCATTTTATGATGTTAGCGGTATTAATTTACCCAGTGTTGTTCATGATTATATTCCAGAAACAGACGATAAATATTTAAATCCTTTAGTACAAAAAAGACTATCTTTAGTTGAAAAAAATAAACAAATTCTAAATAAAGGTGGAGATAAAAGACCAGAAGCAAAAGGATTTAGTGGTAATTTAGTTACAGGAGATTTGGTAGACGATAATCGTAGAGTCTACGGAATGAATCATTTAGAAGAAAGAATACTCCATAACCAAAAAATTATTGAAGATTGGTTTGCTGCTAATCCTGGAGAAAGAGGTAATCCAGTTAATGGTTTTTTTGATTATAACCATTATAAAAACGAAAGAAAAAATCAGTTACAATATTTAGAAAAAGAATTATCTATCGGTCAAAGATTTAACGATGGTGACAATGTTATTCCTCATGGAACTTTTGGAACCTTATATGGTGTAGCACAAGATCCAGCATTATGGTCTACTTTACCATTATCTTTTATGACTGGAGGACAAAGTTTAACTGTTGGTGCTATTACCAAGATGGCTTTATGGGAAGGTGTTATTGCTTCCGCTACTGAAACTGGAATACAGTTTAATGCCATTAATTATAATCAATATTTAGATGGTGATTACGGATGGGAACAAGCAAGAAACACTATCGCTATTGCTGGTGTAGGTGGTGCTGCGGGAGCTGCTACTTTAGCTGCTATGTTTAAAGGAATAAAAAGCGGATATGTTAATACACTAGGTAAATCTAAAAATGCACAAATAAAAGCGATTGCAAAAGAAATAGATAATATAATAGACAGTTCAGATCAAAGTATAGAAACATTAGCTCGTATACAAAATTATGTAAATCAATCTATTAGCGAATTACCTAACATGGATAAGTTAGAAGTATTAGAGTTAATACCCAACACAACAAAAAAACCAATAACAAAAACTGTAGAACAAGCTTTATTAGGAGATCAAATTGTTGATACGTCTAATCCTATGGAGTCTGGTATTCCATCACAAAAAGAACATATTGATAGAATTACAGAGTCTGGACAAGATATTATGTCTGGCAGTGAACCTTTAATACCCGATGAAACAATTAATAAAATTGATTACACTAAAAACTTTGATGATGGAAAAGTTATAAGAGAAGTTAGATTAGATCCAAATGAAATAACAGTCGATGCAGAAACATTTCAATTTAAACAAGTAGATTATGATCCTAAATCTGGTGTATCAACAAAATTAAAAGGTATTGACGTATGGGATCAAGACTCCGCAGAAGTAGTTTTAGTTTATCAAAAAGCAGATGGAACTTATGTTATTGCGGATGGTCATCAAAGATTAGCTTTGGCTAAAAAAATAAAAACAGAAGGAAAACAACAACCATATTTGCTTTCTAATATTTATAGAGAAGTAGATGGTTATACTCCTCAAGAGATTATGGTCAAAGCCATGATTAAAAATGTCAGAACAGGAACGGCAGATGCTACGGATGTTGCAAAGATACTTAGACAATCAAATGATTTTATTTTTAATTTTACAGGATCAATATCACCAAGGTCTAAAAGATGGATGACCGCTGTTGATTTATCAAAGCTAAGTCCAGAAGCGTTTGGTTTCTTTTTAAATAATGGTATCAACGAGGATATCGCATCTCTTGTTGGTAGAATAGTAGATGATCCAGATTTACAAGTTCAGATTATGGATTATTTATCAAAAGCTAGGTTTGACAATGTTAGACAAATGGAGATTGCTGCTAGAGATTTAATTAACCAGGGTGTTGTTGAAGGTAAAATAGAAGATCTTTTTGGAACACAAACAATTAAAGAATTGTTAATTAATGAAAGATCAGCAGTATTAGATAAAGCCTTAAAAGAAATAGCGAAAGATAAAAAGATTGCAAAATTCTTAGTAAACCAAGAAGGTGAAATTATTTCTAAAGGAAAGAATAAATTAGATACAGAAACAAATAAAAAGATTGCACAAGAAAGTGCTATACTTTATGAAGCAATAATAAAAACAGCAAATGTGAAAGGAGAAATAAGTGAAGAACTTACCAAAGCAGCCAAACTATACAAAGCTGGAGATCAACAAAAAGCAATCAGATCTTTTAAAGATGCTATCACCTCAGCAATTAGAGAGGGAAATATCATTAGGGATAGTAGAGTCGGAACTGAACGCAATCCGTTTCTTGAGGGATATAACCAAAAGCAACCTAAAAAGCCTAAACCAACCGAAGAACAAACAAACTTAGAAGATTCCACAGATCCTTTAGATGGAGATTTTCAATATAAAAGACAATTATCTTCAGTTCAAGAAGGAATAGATGATCCTAAAATATTTGGTGATATTGATGATAATTATAGTATTTTAACAAGAACAACAGAAGATGGAGAACCTGTCGTACAAAAAATGGCTGATGTGAAAAAAGAATTACAACAAGAAAAAGATGCAATAGATTTCTTAAAAGATTGTCCAGGTATTAAATGAGTTTTGATAAGTGTATAGCAGAAGCTGGTAGGCGTGGTCTTTTAGATAAAGCTAAACAAGATTCCCTAACAGACGATTTTACAGACCTTAAAAATAATTACATAGCTAAAGGAATGTCTGAAGATGAAGCTGCGAGAAAAGCGGGGATTGATACATTTGACCAAATAAAAGCAGATGCCGCACAAAAAATAAAAGAAAAAAAAGCTAGTTTAAAGATACAACAAGAGTTTGAATATTCCTTAAAAAGAATGAAAGAAATGAAAGGGAAGGCAGATCCCGCTACTGTTATGAGATCATTTGTAATGGATGTAACTATTAATCAAGGTTTTAAAAGAGTTAGATCTGTTGAAGAAGAAATAAGAATTATTGAAGGTTTGTTCGATGCTCACATGAGTGGTATCTTAGAAAAATTTTCCAGAAATATTGTTGGAGTACAAAAGAATAAAGCTACCCTACAATTATTAGGTAGAGAAATATTTGAAAGAGGAAGTACAGGAAATAAGAATGCAGAGGAATTAGCTAATGCTTGGATAGAAACTTCAGAATTAGCCAGGAGAATGTTTAATGATGCGGGTGGAAGAATACCTAAATTAGATACTTGGTACTTACCTCAAAGTCATGAATGGTTAAAAGTTAGACAAGTATCAAGGGATAACTGGGTTAATTTTTTAATAGAAGAAGATATCCTAGATGTTGAAGGAATGTTTAATTTTAAAACAGGAAAAAAATTCACAGACGCAGAATTAAATGATGCCTTAACAGATGTTTATAATAATATCACCACTAATGGTGCTAGTAAAAAACAATCAATAAGAAGATCAAATAAAATATCTAATAGAAGATTAGACCATCGTTTTTTAAAATTTAAAAACTATGACGCATGGGAAAAGTACATGAGTAAATATGGCGGAAACATTAATGTTTACGAAATTATGATTTCTCATTTAAAAGGCATGGCTAGAGATATTGCTACAATGAGAAGGTTATCACCAGATCCAGAAAGAATGATTAAATGGATGAGGGAAACTGCTTTAGACTCTGTTAGTTTGGATAAAAAACTTACAGATAAAGAAATAACAAAATTAAACAATCAAATAGAAAAAGCCTACGAGGATATGGATATTGGAATGCACATCATTAATGGTCAGCATAACAAAACAATGAATCCTATTTTTACTCAAACAATGTCTGGTCTGAGAGATTTAACTACAGCTGCATATTTAGGTTCTGCCACATTTTTAGCATTAGGTGATTTTAATTTAACAAGAATATCATCTCAATATATTGGTATGTCTGCTACTAGAACGATGGGAAATAATTTAAAAACATTTGCGTCTGGTTTAAGTAAAGATAGTAATTTAATAAAAACAGCGATGACTTCTGGATTAACAGCAGAATACATGACAACTATTATGTCATCCGCTGCAAGAGTAAGTGCGGGTGAAACAGGATCACCGCAATTTACAAAAAGATTAGCAGATTTGGTTTTAAAAACATCTGGATTATCCTGGCTAACACAAGCTGGTAGATGGGGTGCTGGAACAGAAATGATGGGTTTTATGGCTAGAGTGAGCGATCAATCATGGGATGATTTAGCAACAAAAAACAAAAAGTTTCATGAGTTTTTATCATCTTTTGATATTACTAGAAATGATTGGGATGCTTTGAGATCTATTAAAAAATATAATCCTGATGATGTAGAATTTTCTGGTGCTGAATATTTAAGACCGATTGATATTTTAAAAAGCGAATTACCGGAAGAAGTAGCGATGGATATTTATGCAAAATTCCAAGCCGCCATTAATAACTTTGTAGATTTTGCTGTTCCTGTGGCAAAATTAAGAGGTCAATTATTTTTAGGAAAAACTAAACCAGGAACTATTAGTGGTGAAGTTTTAAGATCAATGCTTCAATTTAAACAGTTCCCTTTAACTTTTCATTTTACCCATATTATGAGAATTATAAAAATGAGCAGTGGTATGGATAAAGCTAAAGCTGCAGCTGATTTATTAGTTTCTACTACTTTAATGGGTGCGATGGCATACGAGTTAAAACAAATTACTAAAGGTAAAAAACCTACTGATTTTGAAGAAATGGATAAAAAAGATCATTTGGCTTATTGGACAAATCAAGCTCTACATGGTGGTGGTTTAGGATTTGTTGGAGATATTATTGGACAATTAAAGTATGGATCTGGATTTCAACCTGGAGCATCATTAGGTGTTTTAGGTGATGTTGGTAATATAACTTTGGGAAATATTTTAAGATATATAGCAGACGAAGATCCTAATATTACTGGTCAAGTATTAAATTTTGTTAAAAAGAATACCCCTGGTGCATCTACTTGGTATGGTAGATTAGCTATGGAAAGAAGAATATTTGACTACATTCAAGAAATGATAGATCCTGATTATGTTAAAAAACGCAAAAGATTACATAAAAGAGCTATAGACGAAAACACAGAATTTTGGTGGAGTCCAGGTGAAAGATTACCTAGTGAAAGACCATTTTAATTATGTATGGACATTTAATATGATATATTATAAGGAGTTAGTAAGCATAAATTATGACAATATCTAGTACCACAATCAAAAATTCTTATGCTGGTAATGGTTCAACCACAGCATTTACCTTTAGTTATTACATTATTTCTGAGGATGATTTAGAAGTCCTGATTAGATCCTCAAATGGTACAGAAACACTCCAAACATTAACAACTAATTACACAGTCACAGGAGTCCAAAATAACTCTGGTGGTACTGTAACAATGGTAACAGCTCCCGCTACTGGAGAAACCTTAGTTATTAGAAGAA